CCCCTGTTTTAACCAAAGATAGTCTTCGCACCTAAGAAAAAGCTCAGGTTCGATATGACTAAAAAAGATGAGTGCTAGTGATAACATAGGATGAACGTAAGGGTAGTATACCCTTGATATAGTATATAGTCAAGTTACTCTGTAACATTTGTTACAGTTCTGGGTTCTGGTAATATTCTTGTTGCAGTTTGTCAAGAATATCCGATTGACCACTCAGTTTACGAATGGCCCTGAGATTGGATTTTTTATACTTCTTGAGTTTCTTGTACTCTTTGATGACTTTTTTCACAGCAGAAACCTCAAGGGTGGTTTCTTGCATGAATTGATCTAGGATGGCATCCTTAGATTTACCACCACCAAAACCAAAGTCGGCAGTTTTCTTTGTCCAGTTCTTACTGGCAGAACCAGTGGAGGCCTCTTCCGCAGAGAGGTCTCCAGTCATACCCTTACCCTGAGGTTCTTGGTATTCAAATTGTTCTTCAGTCATTTCTTTTTCTTTTCAGATTTGGCTTGATAGCCCCACATTTTAGGATTGATAGTTCCGTCTGTCCAATCCATTCGTCTCATGCAGTGACCAAAGGTATCATAGTAAGCATCAAAGATATTAGATCTCAGACCCTTAACAATATCATACCAAATCTCTCCATCCTTTTCAAGTTTAAGAATGTAACTATCGGTGGGGAGAGATTTGTCTTTAGCGGCCTCGGGTTGACAGTTGGTGGTGATTACCTTTACTCCATAACCTTCGATCCTTTTCACTTCACCAGTCGTCAAATTCAACTGCGCCACCCCCACTTGATGTCGGGGAAAGCTTCTTTGATGATGTCAAGATTGATCTTGTAGTCTTCTTCAAGACGACGGTCTTTCACTTTACACAGAAGGGCCGCTTCATCTTCATGAAGACCTTCAAGAAGTTGAATGAACATACTCTCTCTACGGAGAGGTTTCAGAGCATCGTTACCACCTTTAACAAAGTGATACAGTCTCTTGTATTCCGTAGAGAGTTGTTGATGTTCAGTTCCTTTAGGGGCTTCATTTGGACTGTAAGGAACTTGTCCCTCTGGAAGCATACTTACAGCTTCGTAGTTCCAAATCAAGATGGCACGGAGAGCATCAGTATCATACTCTTTAAGGGCCTCAACCTTCTTTGCTTTAGTTCTTTGTTTAGAAACAAATTCAAGAACCTCAGTCAGAAGAGGATTGGGCGGCAATGTAGTTTTTGTAGGCATGGTTAATTAATCTTCGTCATCATAGTCGATGTAAGCGCTCTCATCGAGAACGACTCTTAGTGCGGTGAGTTCAGTTGTAATTAGGTTCCCTTCAGTATCGTACATTTCTGGGTGTGTGGCAACCTGTGCCGTCTTTAGTTCCATGTACTCATTGTACTTTTCATTCGCAAACCATCCTGCGATAAACCCGACAACGGCTCCTCCTAATGCAAAGAGGACACCGAAAACTAGTGCGATTGCTAACATTTTTTCTACCCTTGAGAGACTACCAAATAGGAAACCTAATACATCCTCCAACTCTCTGGTTTATTTAGTGACCCTCTTGCGATTCTTAGAACCCTTCTTTCGTCCAGGTCTCTTGTCATGACTGTACTGCCAGGCATCTTGAAGTATACCATACAGATAGTCCTTGATTTTCCTGGCCTGAGGCTTTGGAATGTGTCCATAAGCCTCACGGAGGAGTTTGTGGTTGTAGTCTGAACCACCCTCCAGGTACTCATCTAATTCGTTGACAAGATCACTGAGTTCGGTTGCAGTAGAACTTGTAATAAACTCCTCTACTTCAGATCTCTTTGTTTTCTGAACCGCAAGATAATCATAAAACTTGAGGACAAATTGGCCTTCAAAAGCATAATCAATGGCTCTGTCAACGTCGTAGTAGAGTTCTTTAGTCATCAGACAATACCCTGTTCTCGTAGATATTTTACACTATCCGTACACCCTCCAAGTTTCTGATCGTTCATAACAACCTGAGGGAAAGTAGTTTGATCTCCAAACTCAGAATAGAATTGATCCTTATTGAAATCAACATCAAGGACGTATTCTGTGTACTGTAAATCCTTACCATGAAGAATGGTTTTGATCATTTCACAGTATGGACAACCTGGTTTTGAGTATACGGTAAAGTTCATTTCTATTTAAAAATAATTGAAGTTGATGTTAACTCTGCGTTGTTGATCGGTGCAGTTAGTGCTATGATGAGGAACTTGTGGATCAAAAAGTAAAAGTCGATTCTCAACCGATTCTACTTTAGTGTCTCCAATAACAGTATATCCATCATTGGTGTTCAGATAAAAGATTGCACCTTTGTGATCAAAATCAAAATCTACATGGTCCGTATGGTGAATTAATTCATCAGATCGGAAGTAAGAATTTGCTTTGATTCTCACAAAAGCCTTAGCTTTTAGCTCATCAATAACTGGTGTAATTAAATTAATCCAACCACTTTTTTCATTGTCGATGAGAAAGGTGTGTGTAAAATAACAATCTTTTTCTGGACCATGACCACTAATGTCATGACAATAATACCATGGAATGTGCGGATCATTTTCCACACCCTTTACTAATTCAAGTAGTTCTGGGGACAGAACGTTATCGATAATTCTAACCATTTTACTCCTATTGAACTTTCATATCCCAAGAGACAATAGTCCTTGGCTTATTTGTTTTTAATGGATCAGTGTAATGTAAAAGATAAGATGGCCAAAAATACATCACTCCAGATCTAGCATCTGGAATAGACGAAAGTTGTGTCATGTCAGTAACAGGATTGTTCCAAGAAGAAACAAACTTTGTCGATTGATGAACTTCGGGATCATATTCTAAGTATAACACACCAGAGAATCCAGTAGATCCATGATTGTGTGGAAAATGAGAGTCTCCATTATCAGTATATTTTACTGTCCATACATCAATGTGTTTCATTTCTTGCAAATCAGTTTCTTTCAAAAAAGAAACTATCTCATCGTAAAAAATATCTATGAATTCTTTGGTGTAGTTATGATTGTTCCTGTCAGATACGAATGATGCATTGGGAAGTTCATAAAAATTTTTATCATCAAGGAGACTCAAAAATCTTTGTTTTTTATTTGCCCAATCAGATACTTCATGGTGAAATAAAGGAACAATAAACAGAGGATACATCATTTATCAAATGCATATTGAATGAAAGGTCCTTGTGCATTTACATAGTGTAAGAAGATTTGATGATGGTAAGTATCATCTTCTTTTTTGCGAAATGTTCTCCAGAGATTACTAACTTTATTATGTCTAGACACTAATGGATCTCTCCAATGTTCTCTTTCACATCCTTTGTAGACGGCCCCATCACCATCTTCCATCAAAACATAGTGTTCAGAACCATCTGGTCTTTGAAACCAGATTGGCCATGGTTCTTTTCCATTACTACTGATTTGAATGGTCACACTTACTTCACATGAAGGTCGATCACTATGTCGATACAGTTGTTGTCCAGCATAGTAAAACCTATCATAATAATAAGTAGGAAACAGATCCATTCCTAAAATCTTTTCAATTTTCTTACGGACAATGAAATGAAGTTCTTTGTAGAATGGATCGTTGTACTTAGCAAGAGAACCATTGACTTGATTTTCTTCGGGAGTGTATATACTTTTATCTTTACGAAGGTACTTAATCATACCAACCATTTTATTTCCTTCATCATCCATCAATGGACGTTGGAATAGTTCTTTTACATCATCAACTAAATTGGGGATGTACAGATAACCATTTTTTTCAAACTCTTCATTTTTAGACATGGACCGAGAAGTGGGCATCACCAATTCAATGTCTCTTGGCCACTCAATGTTATCAGGAGCAGGACTTACATATCCCTGTTCGTAAATTCCACCTGTTGATTTGTAAACTTTTTTCTTAGCCATTCTTACCTCCAACGTGGTCCAACAACCCATCCAACAAGACTCTTACGCATACCAGACTTGACTTTGCGAACTCTATGTTTTACGCGAGAATCAAATACCATCATAGTTCCTCGCGGTTTTGGTGCAAAGAATGTTCCTCCACTGTTGTCCATAAATTGAACTTCACCACCAGTATAGTCTTGGGGGTCAGAAAGTTGAAGAGCGAAAGAAAGTTTTCTTACATATTCTCCCTGAACAATAATCTGATCTTGATGTTTGTTCTCTCCAGAACTAGGAACTATCTGAGGTTTATAGAAAGCATCAATATCATGATCTTGATGCCAATGATAGTAATGGCCTTCTCCATACTGAGTATATTGGATATTTCCACCATCAATTTCTGTAATGTCGTAACAGAAATTTTCTCTATTGATCTTATCGATGTAATACCACAACCATCCAGCAACCCAATGTGAGGTAGGAATCCAAACATTAGTACTATTTCTAATTACTTTGTCAACTTGATCTCCCATCACCTTTGACTCTTGAGGTGGGACAGGAAGAGCGTAAAGATCTTTTTCTAAAATCTCAACAATTTCAAGGGGCAAAGCAGTCTGATGCCAACAAGCTAAGTTTGCCATACTACATTAATGTTTTTCAGGTTAATTATATATGGGAATTATTTTTATGTCAAACGTAACAACACCATCCAGTAATCAAATACTTGGATTGAGTATTACTTACAATCCCATGATGCATGTGTGTCCATCCCGCAGGAAAAATTATAATAGATCCTTTCTTTGACTTAACATTAAAATCATATTGTGGAAACCGAGTCTCCCCACCATCATCAACATCATTAAGATAAACTATCCAGGACATTACTCTATCAGATATTTTTTTGCCAAGAGAACTTGATCCATGTTCACAGTGTTCTCCAAAATATCC